GGTCCTTATGTGAGTGCAGCAGTCAACAGTGCTGGAAACATTGTGTTTACTCACAGCCAAGGCGGTGCAATTTATGTTGATAACGTAACAGGCACACCAATGACTACTGCAGGTTTTACCACTGCTACGCCAAAAGTCCGCCAAGACCAAACCGCAGGATTTTTGGTCCTGAGCAATTGGGTCACTGCTGATTTATTCAACTATACTGCAAGCGATGTTGCGCCTGACCAAGATCCAGCAGATGGACGTTTGTGGTACTACAGTTCAGTCAGTGACGTGGACATCATGATCCAGGACAACGGTACATGGCAAGGTTATCAAAATGTCACCAATGACACCCGTGGCTTTGATCTTACACTGACCAATGCATCAGGTCCTATCATTGCTGCCTCTGAACCGCTGACACAAAACGATGCAGCCGAAAGCCCACTGCAATACGGCGATTTGTGGATTGACAGTAGTGATCTTGAAAACTATCCCAAAATGTACCGCTGGGAACAAGTCAGCGGCACAGATCAATGGGTTGTAGTTGATACCACTGATCAAATCACTTCGAACGGTATTTTGTTTGCAGACGCACGTTGGGCACCAAATGGCACCACAGATCCTGTGGCAGATCCGTTTCCCACAATTGAAAGTTTATTGATCAGTGATTACTTGGACTTGGATGCACCTGATCCTGCCCTGTACCCCCAAGGTATGTTGTTGTGGAACATGCGCCGTTCTGGATACAATGTAAAAAGTTTCCAAAGCAATTATTTTAATGCAACCACATTCCCTGATGATATACTGCCCACAGTGACTAGCACATGGCTCACTGCATCAGGTCTGCGTGATGACGGTGCCATGTATGCTGGACGCCTGGCACAACGCAAGTTGATTGTGGCTGCAATGAAGTCAGGCATTGACACCAGCCTGGCTGCTAGAGAAGAACAAAATCAGTTCAACTTGATTGCTGCACCTGGATATCCAGAGTTGTTGGTCAACTTGGTTGCACTCAGCAACGAACGTGCCAACACATTGTTTGTTGTGGGCGATACCCCAATGCGGTTGCCAAACACAGGCAATGATTTGGTAACACATGCTACCAACAACAACGGTCTTGGAGTACCAACAGATGACGGCTTGACCATTGGCAGTGCTTATGCTGCTGTGTTCTATCCTTCATGCCAGACCACAGATTTGTCAGGTAACACAGTTGTTGCGCCTCCCACACACATGATGGTACGCACAATTCTGCGCAGTGATGCAGTGAGCTATCCATGGTTGGCACCTGCTGGCACACGCCGTGGTGTGGTTGACAATGCTGAAGCTATTGGCTATATCAATGCACAAACTGGTGAATTTGTACAGTTGGCAGTGGGTCAAAGTGTACGTGACATATTGTATGAAAACAATATTAATCCTATTACTTTTATCCCAGGAATTGGTATCACCAACTTTGGTAACAAAACACGTCAAGGTGCTACCACAGCACTGGATCGTATCAATGTTGCTAGACTGGTAGCATTCTTGCGCGGTCGATTGGAAGAAATTGGCAAACTGTACTTGTTTGAACCCAACGATGAGATTACTCGTAACGAAATCACCAACACTGTGAACAGTTTGATGATTGACTTGATCGCCAAACGTGCTATCTATGACTATTTGGTTGTTTGTGACTTGAGCAACAACACACCAGCAAGAATTGACCGCAACGAGCTATGGGTGGATATTGCTATTGAACCTGTGAAGGCAGTGGAGTTTATTTACATTCCATTGCGTATCAAGAACACAGGAGAAATTTCAGGCGTGGCAGCATGATGAAACAGGGGGCCTGATACCAGGCCTCCATTTCAGGTAAATAAAACAACAGGAGATATAACAAATGGCAGTTTCATCATTACAGAGAATGACAGTACCCTTGGCCAGCGATCAAAGCTCGCCAACACAGGGTCTGTTGATGCCCAAACTCAAATATCGTTTTAGAGTGATGTTTGAAAACTTTGGTGTCAGCACACCAAGAACTGAATTAACCAAACAGGTCGTGAGCTTTGCCAGACCCAACTTGACGTTTGAAGAGATTGCAATACCAATCTACAATTCAACATTAAAGTTGGCCGGCAAACATACTTGGGCACCTACTTCGTGCGAAATACGCGATGATGCGTCAGGTGCTGTCAGCAGATTAATTGGCGAGCAATTGCAAAAGCAAATGGACTTTTTAGAAATGAGTTCGGCAGCTTCGGGCATTGACTACAAGTTTACTACCAAGGTTGAAATACTTGACGGTGGCAACGGTGCCAACACTCCTGTGGTACTTGAAACTTGGGAATTGTATGGCTGCTACCTCAGCGGCGCTGACTACGGTGCATTGAACTACAGCGAAAATGCTCCTGTAACAATTACTATGAGCATAGTGTATGACAACGCCAACCAAACACCCGAAGGCACTGGGGTTGGTACAGAAATTGGTAGAACTATAGGCGACGTGGTCACCGGCGCAGGCGTCTAAACATGCCAACGTTTGGCCAGGACTTCCTCAAAGGGTTCTTAGGCAACAACAGCTTGCGTGATTATACTCACGCAAGCAAAACGTTTACTACTAATGCCTTTGAATTAAAACCCAGATACAAGTTTCTCTTCCATGTTAGTTTTACACTTAACATGGCAGAGATTCCTTTCTTGCGAGGTGCATTCGGCAATGACGATGTGACCGATCTTAGTTTAGCGGTAAAAACCATAGACTTGCCAAAATATACTATTGACACAGAAACTCTAAATCAATACAATCGCAAACGAATCATACAGAAAAAAATCAACTATGATCCGATCAATGTGACTTTTCATGATACCAGCGGCGATTTGATTCGCAAGATGTGGTACTACTACATGACATATTACTACAAAGATGCCACACAACGGTACCTTGCCCCCAATAACACCAATGGCAGCAATGGTGCTGATGCACAACGTCAAGCAGGGTTTGGATACAATGCCAGTGACATCTATGCCAAAGAACGTGTGGGCAATGTCAACGACTGGGGATTCATTGGCGAAACGTTCAATGATGGGGCAACCAATGGTGTTGCTGGCGGCAAGCCTGCGTTTTTTAGAGACATTAGAATCTATGGCATGGATCAGCGCAAGTTTGCTGAGTATGTGTTGATCAATCCCATGATCACTGCATGGAGTCATGATCAATACAATTACTCTGAAGCTGGTGGTGTCATGCAAAATTCAATGACTATTGCCTACGAAACTGTGAAATACTATTCAGGTGCAGTGGGCCGAGCTCAACCAGGGGGCGACACCAATGTAAAAGGTTTTGCTACAGATGCACACTATGACAAGACTGTGAGTCCCATTGCAAGACCAGGAGCCAATGCCACTGTGTTTGGCCAAGGCGGCTTGCTGGAAACTGGTGCTGGTATCATTGGCGATTTACAAAGCGGAAGTGTATTGGGGTTGATTGGTGCAGCGCAAAAAGCTGGTAGACTCAATCAGACATTCAAAGGCAAAAATCTTGCAGCCATTGCAAAAAGTGAAGCAACTGCATTGGGCAAAACCACACTAATTCAAGGACTGCCGGGTGCTACCCGAGCAGTGGCCAACAAAGCCGATGGTTGGATTTTCCCCAAGCAAACATTCAACAGGAACAACACTGGAGTTAACCAAAGTCAGGCTGAGACTAATAGGTTATTAAATACAAGACAATGAGCACTGTAAATTATACCAATCCCAATATAGATTTAACCGTGAGGGTGTTTGACAACTTTTATGCCTACGATGCTAACGTACCTGCAGCAGAATATGACATTGTGTTCAGTTATTTCTTGAGTGTGATGAGTACCAGACAAGCTGCTGGCAACTTCACAGTGAGTTTGTTTAGAGTGGCAGAAACTACTGGCATCAGTCCACTGACCTTGCTGGACGAGTTCAAAGGCGTCAATGGTGTGAATCTCAGTGCCAGTTTGGCCTATTATCTCAATGCCATTCGCAGTGCTGCCACACTGTTGGGTGTGGGTGTTGCAGTAGTGCCCAACTTTTATCAGGCCAGAAACGTTTTGCTATGAGTCGTTGGGCACAGGGCAACTATGTCATACTCAATCGTGAAAAGTATGCGGGCAATGGCACACCGCGCTATAGATCAGGTTGGGAATTGAGTTTTATGAAGTTCTGCGACACCAATGATCATGTGTTGCAATGGGCCAGTGAAAGCATTGCTATTCCTTATCGTCATCCCATCACAGGCAAGGTCACACAGTATATTCCAGACTTTTTGATCACATATCGCAACAGAGACAACACCGTACGAGCCGAGTTGATTGAAATCAAACCCAAAAGTCAGAGCGTGATTGAGTCAAAAATGAACAGCCGGGACCGTGCTGTGGTAGCCATCAACTATGCCAAGTGGGACGCTGCTACCAAATGGGCCAGAAAAAACGGCCTAACTTTTAGAGTTATCACAGAAACCGATATGTTTCACAACGGTCGTGCTTGACCACTAAATAGGGCATGACCCGTAAACTTGAAGAACTTTTTGAACTACCCCCATCGGAAGACGCCCCTGTCAACGATGCTGGCACACCCCCTGTGGAAGATCTGCGCAGCCAACTACAAACCCTAGACGACAACATAGACAAAATTGATTTGGCCCTGCCGGGTGTGCGCGGCCTAGAAGCCAACGACGAAGAAATGGACGGCCTAGCTGACTTGGCCAAAAGCAGTTACAATGATCTCATGGACCTGGGCATGCAAGTGGATAGTAGATTTGCCAGCGAAATCTTCAGTGTGGCCAGCAACATGCTGGGACATGCCATCACAGCAAAAACAGCCAAGATGGACAAGAAGTTAAAGATGATTGACTTGCAGTTGAAAAAAATGCGACTGGATCAACAACAATCAGTGTTGGATGCCAAAGCCGCAGAAGGCAGCGGGGAAACCATGCAAACAGCACAGGGCATGGTGCTGAGTCGTAATGATTTACTGGACCGTTTGTTAGCCAGCAAAGATCAAAAAGATAAAAAAGAATAAATATGTTACAGGAACCTGATATGAAAAATTTTGCCCATTACCTCGCCGAAAGCGAACGTACCTACAACTATCGTATCAAAATGCTGGGCAAACCGCCTGGCGATTTGATTTCACAGTTGAAGAAAAAGTTGGATCAATTTGATCCTGTAAAGATGAGTGATCCTAAAACCACTCCTATACAGATTGTGCCCACTGACTTCCCCAACAACAAAAATGATTCAGTAACAATGTTTGATGTGAGCTTTCGGTATCCAGCCATTGAGCCACAAATCAAACAGTTAGCACAGTTGTTGGGACTAGATCCCAATCATGTGATCATGCAGACCACACCATACGTGGATGGCCTGGTGGATGAATATGAACGAGTTGATGCTGAAAACAAAGACCTGCTGGGCGACACAGACTATCCTGCTCCTGACGCAGAACAACGTGCATTGAAGAAAGACTACGCAACTGGTCCTTATGACCATGCTGTGTTGAAAAATGCATACCGTACAGATTTTACTGTGGCTGGTGGTAAAACACCCGCAGCCAAAACCACAAATGATATTCCAACGGGCAACAAGAGCCCGATGAGCAAGATCACTCGTCCACCCAAGCCAGCCACTGGCGCCAACCCAAGAGGATAATACAAATGAGTTTCTTTTACGATTTAAACAAAAAACTAGACAGCATCCGTGCTACCCCCGAAGTCACACACAAGCAGTTGAACGAACGTGACATGAGTCAACATGCCAAAGGCATTGAAAAATACACCAAGCCCGGCATGGAAAAATTGTCTAAACTAGGTAGAGAAGGTGCCAGTAAAGCAAAGATGGCTGCTACCCGCAAAGAATTCAATCAGTATGACAACGACCAAGTAGCCGAGGGTGACTTTGGTCCAGGTCGTGCTGGTCCTGAAGAAAATCAAGCAGGCCCGATGTATTCCTTCAGCCCAGACGCTAAAAATTACAAAACACCAAACACGGACCAGCAGATTGCTACATCACGAAGTCTTGACAATTTCTTTTCTTCCTC